CGCGGCCGGCAGGGCGCATCGCGCTGGTCGCCGACACGCTGGATGACGCACGGGCCGTGATGGTCGAAGGCGTCTCCGGCCTGATGAGCATTCATCCCTCGCATGAGCGCCCGCGCTTTCATGCGACAAAAAACGAACTGGAGTGGCCCAACGGCGCGCGCGCCCGGCTGTTTTCAGCCAGCGACCCGGACAGCCTGCGCGGCCCGCAATTTGACGCCGCCTGGTGCGACGAGCTGGCGAAATGGCCGCGCGCAGATCGCGCATGGGATATGCTGCAATTCGGCTTGCGCCTCGGCGAGCGCCCGCGTCAGGTCGTGACCACGACGCCGCGCGCGATCCCGCTTCTCAAGCGGCTGATCGCCGATCCGAAAACGGCGGTGACGCGCGCGGCGACATCGGCGAATGCCGCAAATCTCGCGCCGGCTTTCCTGGACGCGATCGTCGGACGCTATCAAGGCACGCGGCTTGGCCGGCAGGAGCTTGATGGCGAGATTATCGAGGATCGCGCGGACAGCCTGTGGCGGCGGGACGCGATTGAGGGGGCGCGTGTGACATCGCCGCCCCCTCTTTCGCGCATCGTGGTGGCAGTTGATCCGCCGGTGACAAGCGGCGAACGCGCCGATGCCTGCGGGATTGTCGCGGCGGGTCGGGGCGAAGATGGCCGCGCCTATGTGCTTGCCGATGCAACGGTGCAGGGCGTGCGGCCCACGGTCTGGGCGGGCGCTGCCGCGCGGCTTTACGACAGCCTTGAGGCTGACTGCATCGTCGCGGAAGTCAATCAGGGCGGCGAGCTTGTCGCCGACGTTCTGGCGCAGGTCGCGCCTCACGCGGCGATCCGCAAGGTACGCGCGGGCCGGGGCAAGTATGCGCGCGCCGAGCCGGTCGCGGCGCTATACGAGCGCGGGCTGGTTTCGCACGCCGGCGTCTTCCCGGCGCTGGAAGACGAGATGTGCGCCTTCGGCCCCGACGGGCTGGAGACCGGCAGCCCCGACCGCGTCGATGCGCTGGTCTGGGCCCTGAGCGATCTGATGCTCGGCACGGCGAAGCCGCCGCGCCTGCGCCGTTTCTGAGAGCATTTCCGGAACAGACGAAATCAGTTCGCCCCAGTCATTGCGAGGCCCGCAGGGCCGACGCAATCCAGCGGACCGGCACCTGCGGTTGGATTGCTTCGCTTCGCTCGCAATGACGTTGAGTTGATTGATCGGCAAAATCGCTAAATCCAGACAACCAAATTCTGGAGGTTTCATGAGCCGTTTCACCGAGGCGCTACAGCGCTGGCTCGGCGCGCAGCCGCTTGAGCGCCGGGGCAGCCTTACGGGGCCGTTCCTGGCGTTTCAGGGCCACGCGCAGCCGGTCTGGTCGCCGCGCAATTCGGGCGCGATGGCGCGCGAGGGCTTCATGAAAAACCCGGTGGTCTATCGCTCGGTGCGGATGATCGCCGAGGCCGCCGCGTCGGTCCCGCTGCGCCTGTTCGACGGCGCGGACGAGATCGACGCCCATCCGCTAATAGACCTGCTGGCGCGGCCCAATGCCGGCGAGTGCGCGCCGGACCTTTTCGAGGCCTGGTACGGCTCGCTGCTTATCTCGGGAAACGCCTACATGGAGGCGGTCACGCTCGACGCACACCCGCGCGAGTTACACGCGCTGCGTGCCGACCGGATTCGCATCGTGCCCGGCGCCGATGGCTGGCCGCGCGCTTACGAATATCAGGCCGATGGGCAGACGCTGCGCTTCGAGCAGGAGGTCGACGGCATCCGCCCGATCCTGCACATGCGCCAGTATCACCCCGTCAACGACCATTACGGCATGAGCCCGCTGGAGGCTGCCGCGATGGCCATCGACATCCACAACGCGGCGTCCGGCTGGAACAAGGCGCTTCTCGACAACGCCGCCCAGCCCTCCGGCGCGCTGGTCTACTCCGCCGGTGACGGGCACCTGACCGAAGAACAGTACGAACGGCTCAAGACCGAGCTTGAGGCGACCTACGCGGGCGCGCGCAATGCCGGCCGGCCGATGCTGCTGGAAGGTGGGCTGGACTGGAAGATGATGTCGATGAGCCCGCGCGACATGGATTTCATCAGCGCCAAGAACCTCGCCGCGCGCGAGATCGCGCTGGCTTTGGGCGTGCCGCCGATGCTGCTCGGCATCCCCGGCGACAACACCTATTCGAATTTCCAGGAGGCGAACCGTAGCTTCTGGCGCCAGACGGTGCTGCCGCTGGTGAACCGCACGCTGCAAGCGCTGGGCGGTTGGCTCGGCCCGGCTTATGGCGAGGGGCTGGCGCTCAGGCCTGCGCTCGACCGGATCGAGGCGCTGTCTACCGAACGCGCCGCGCTGTGGGAGCGTGTCGAGGACGCCTCCTTCCTGACGATCAACGAAAAGCGCGCCGCGATCGGCTATGGCCCGGTCGAGGGCGGCGATGCGCTGGCAAGCGCGGGCTGAACCCAATGAAAAACCTATTTGCCAAGTGGGAAAATCGTCATTGCGAGCGAAGCGAAGCAATCAAGAACCTGGTCCAATCGCGGCTGGATTGCTTCAGCCCTACGGGCTTCGCAATGACGGCGCGGGCCCAATTCGATCCAGCCGGAAGGCGCACCAAGCGCGCGGAGCCGACACGCGTGCGCGAGCGCGCGTCTGTTGTGCAAGTCAGCGAGAGCGACGGCCGCGTGGAGGGCTACGCCAGCCTGTTCGGCGTGCCCGATTACAGCGGCGACGCCGTCATGCCCGGCGCGTTCGCCGCGAGCCTGCGCCGGCGCGGTCCGCGCGACATCCGCTTCCTGTTCCAGCACGACCCGGCCCAGCCGATCGGCGTGTGGGACGAGATCCGCGAGGACAGGCGCGGACTTTATGTGCGCGGGCGGCTGATCGGCGGGGTAGAGCGGGCGCGCGAGATCGCGGCCTTGCTGCGCGCCGGTGCGCTTGACGGGCTGTCGATCGGCTTTCGCACGGTGCGCGCCGACCGCGACCCCCGCCTGCGCACCCGGCGGGTCCACGAGATCGACCTGTGGGAAATCTCGGTGGTGACCTTCCCGATGCTGCCGGGCGCGAAGGTCAGCCGCATCAAGCGTGCTCGCGCGCCCGCAGACATCACCGCCCGGCTCACCGCGGCCTCGCGGGCTTTGCGTGAGCGGCCCCGGCGCAATCCCAATGCCTTCACCTTCACCAAAACGAGGAGAGCATGAGCGAAACCTACACCTCAGACTATGAAACCAAGGCGGAGCCGCAAGTGTCCGCCGTCGAGATGGCGCAGGCCTTCGACGAATTCATGCGCGCCTTCGAGGCGTTCAAGCAGAGCAACGACGAGCGGCTCGAGCAAATCGAGCAGCGCATGTCCGCCGATACGGTGACGACCGACAAGCTGGAGCGCATCAACCGCGCGCTCGACGAGCACAAGCGCACTGTCGATCAGCTCGCGCTGAAGGCCGCACGCCCACCGCGCGAGACCGCAGCCGCGCTGACTAATGCGGCGGCAAGCGAGCATAAGGCCGCCTTCGACAGCTATGTCCGCTCGGGCGAGACGGTGAGCCTGCGTGCGCTGGAGCAGAAGGCGCTGTCCGCCGGGACCGGCTCGGATGGCGGCTACACCGTGCCGAGCGAGGTCGAGAGCACGATCATGCGCGCGCTCACCGAAATTTCGCCGATCCGCGCGATCGCCGGCAACCGGCAGGTATCGAGCACGACCTACAAGAAGCCCTTCGCCAAGTCCGGCGCGGCGGCCGGCTGGGTCGCGGAGACCGGCGCGCGCGCCGAGACCGACACGCCGGTGCTGGAAGAACTCGACTTCCCGACGATGGAACTCTACGCCATGCCGGCGGCGACGCAGACGCTTCTGGACGACTCGGCCGTGGACATCGAGCAGTGGATCGCCGACGAGGTGCGCATCGCCTTCGCCGGGCAGGAGAACAGCGCCTTCGTCAGCGGCAACGGCACGGACAAGCCGAAGGGCTTTCTCGACTACACGCGGGTCGCCGACGGCTCGTGGAGCTGGGGCAATATCGGCTACGTGGCGACCGGCGCGGACGGCGCTTTCGCCGGCACCGACCCCGAACACGTGCTGTTCGACCTGATCTACACGCTGAATGCGGGCTATCGCGGCAACGCCTCCTGGGTGATGAACCGCTCGACGCAGGCCGAGGTGCGCAAGATCAAGGACGGCGACGGCAACCATATCTGGCAGCCGGCGGTCGAGGCCGGCGCGCGCCCGATGCTGCTGGGCTTCCCCATCGTGGAGACCGAGGACATGCCGGGCATCGGCTCGGACGAGACCGCTATCGCCTTTGGCGACTTCCAGCGCGGCTATCTGGTGGTGGACCGCATCGGCATCCGCGTGCTGCGCGATCCGTTCTCCTCCAAGCCCTACGTGCTGTTCTACACCACCAAGCGCGTCGGCGGCGGGGTGCAGGACTTCGGCGCGATCAAGCTGCTGAAGTTAGGGGTTTCCTGAAGCGTTTCCCGTTCGAATTTGCATGTGATTGCCCCGGTCGTTGCGACACTGCCGTCATCCCGGGCGCTGCGCAGCACGAAGTGGTGCGCTGCTGACCCGGGATCGGGGTGTGCCAGTCGAAAGCGATCCCGTGTCTGCGCCGCAGGATCGTATCCCGCGGCGCGCACGGGATGACAACAGCGCCTGGGGTGCCATGTGGCGGTGGCTGATCGGGAAAAGTTGCAAATCGCTTTTCCCGTAGCCGGTCCGGGCCGCGGCGTTTCCTCCCCGCCGCGGCCCCCCTTTTTTGTCCTCGAAAGAATGAGAGAGCCATGCCGCTTGTGCTGACAGCAGCGCCGGCTGCCGAACCGGTGAGCGTTTCGGAGGCGAAGGACTATCTGCGCGTTGACAGCGCCGTTGAGGACCCTGTCGTCGCCAGCCTGATCCTTGCCGCTAGATTGCATATCGAGGGGGCGCTTGACATCGCGATGGTGAGCC